ATGTCGAAAACATTACCTATTCAGCAAGTACAATTCCGTGGGGAACGAGACCGGTTCCTAACGGAAGGTGGCGGAGGCTCCAAGCTGCCTAAATGGGTCAACGAGGAAAATATAAGAGCCAATATTCTTAGGGTCAATGCTCACATAGCCGAATTGGAACATGTCTTTGAAAAACGAGATGAAACATCTTTGCCAATCCTGACTATAGTTGATATCAACAAGGAAGCTACAGCGAAATCGCATAGGTTCGCCATACATTCCATGGTGGATGTGAACAAAAAGCGCAATGTCTTGGGCACGACTGACGTTGGTAAACTGCTTGTTAAAATAGATACAAGAACCGATTTAAAGGCGATTGCTGAGAAATTTAATCCGGAAAACAAGAATCTCAGCAAGAATCTGCAAAAAGGATTGGCTGCTGTTGCGAACATCACTAAATATGTACCTATAATCGACACTTCCATTGAATCTGCAGAAGTCTTGAAAGTTCAATTAGCCGATTATTTAAATTCGGAGATGAATCTACGCTCCAAGAGGTTATTGCTTAATTTCTGCAGTAAGAATAATGTCGAAGTCGAAGAATTAAACTATGCGAGTGAACTGCGGTTATTCAAGTTGAAAAATATCTCCAGGGAGAATGCCGGTGAACTTGTTGGAATGGATGGCGTGCTGTCTGTCAGAAAAATGCCGACTATCGAATTTCAGGCGGCTCCGGAACCGGAAGATAGTGAAATAGAGATAATGCTCCCTCAGGATGGACAGGATTATCCCATAGTAGGTTTGCTTGATTCCGGTGTAACAGACATAGAATATATGCGTCCGTGGCTGTTGAAAGAAGAAAATGTAGCTGATCTACTACCTGATGAAATAGATAAAAGGCATGGTACGGCTGTAGCCAGTATCATTAATTATGGTGATTTCTTGGAAAAAAGAGACTTGACACAATGCGGACCTTGCAAGATACTTAGCTGTATCATCAATGGGCAGACCCGGATTTATGAGAATGAACTGGTGATGAACATACAGCAAGCGGTGGGACGCCATTCTGACGTTAAAGTATGGAACTTGTCACAAGGAATAAATGCCCAGATAGAAGACAATCGTTTTTCTGATCTGGCTGTAGCGCTGGACAGCCTTCAAAAGCAATACAATATATTGATATGCAAGTCTGCTGGAAATATTGACAATCCAGCCGATACCAGTCAATCATTCCGGCTGAACAAAGGGGCGGATTCTGTCATGAGCCTTGTGGTCGGTTCGATAGCTCATGCAAAAACGACGGAACGGGACGCAGAGGAAAATGACAGGAGCCCATTTTCTCGTATTGGTCCAGGGGTGGAGAATCATACCAAGCCTGATCTTGTCCATTATGGTGGAAACTGGGATACTCACATTTCTGCTTTTTCTATTTATGGCAGGCAGTTCTGTATGTGTAGTGGAACCAGCTTTTCCACACCACGGATCGCATCGTTGGCTGCAAATATTCAATATCGGTTAGGCGTTCCTTTTAATCCGCTACTGATTCGTGCCATTTTAATACATAATGCTTTTTATCCTTCAAATATAGCTAAATCAACGGACAATTTCAAATACGAGATGGGTTTTGGTCTCCCTGCCACCTTGGACAACATATTATTGAACGATTCTGACGAAAGCACGATGATATTCTGTCATACAATGGATAAGGGTATAGATGTCCAGTCGCTGGACTTTCCTTTTCCGAAGAGTATGGTTGACGATGAAGGATACTACTATGGGGATATTACTGTTACACTGGCTGTTGATCCTGTATTGATAGCAAGTCAGGGAAGCGAATATTGTCAAAGTCAGGTGGATGTTTATTTAGAGACGTTTACGGAAGTTGACCATGCAGATCTTTCACAATCATCAATGATGAGGAATGAAGAGAGGATGTCCAAGGATTCTGCCAATGTATTGAACGACTTGTATTATAAGAAAGCCGCCTTTAAGGCGGAAAAAGCTAATGAAAGGATTCTTATTGAGAAAGGAAACAAGTATCAACCGATTAAGAAGTATCATGTGTCATTGAGCGACATGACACCTTCCAATAAGAGGAATATATTGCAACAAGAGAAAAAGTGGGCACTGAAACTTGTAGGACTTTATAGGCAAGCAGCTGAGGTATCCAGAGAATTGGACGGAATAGACATATCGCAAAAGGTTGTTTTGATAGTGACTATAAAAGATCCTAAGAAAAGAGGGGTTATCTATAATGAATGTAAGAATTTGCTGGCAATCAGAGGTTATGCCCATAATGATATTGAGATTAGAAATACAATACAGATAGAAAACAGTGCTTCTGAAAATCTATAAATGAAGATTCTTTATCTTTATAGGCAATAAGAGTCACCTGCTTATTTAGCAGTGGCTCTCTGATAATGAAGCCTATGCATTGCCTATTCAGTCAGGTGATTTTATAGCAAACAGACCGATAGAATATTGGATTCGTGGATATTTCTACCATACTATAAACAAGGTTATTGGCCATACCCGATATTTTTGCAACCAGATGAGATATATTTCTAGCAATGAGGGGGACATAGCTTTCAGTATATATTAAAAAGAACAATCCTGTCATAAATACAACCGATTTATTTGCCGGAATTATATTTCCCACAAACAGATCGGTGCCCGAGTCGAGAACCGGTAACCGGTTACAAAAGCCTGGGGTATACCAGTTTTCCTTCGATACCGCAGGTTTCCAGAACGGCAGTATTTTCTTTGTTGAAGGAGATCAGGCAGGATGGCGCCCCGGCAGTGCCTCCCTGCTCTCTGGTGACATGATAGAACCTGAGCCGTCCCTTGATGAAAAGTATTGTGTCCGCATAAGGGAATATCAGTTCATGAAACAGCCGGGTGTCCGTGCGGGCAAAAGTGAGCGCAATAGCATTCCGGTGCTCCACACATTTACGGATAAAGCGGACAATCAGTGGCGTGTCATAGGGAGGATTACAAAACACCCGTCCGAACCATGGCTGCCGTAACCCGTCATCCTCGACGGTGTAGTGATGCCTCGCCGTATCCCATAGACGGTTTACCGGTGAACACGGGTCCAAATCGAATTCTCCCAACCTGTCAAGCAAACAAGGAGGTGTAAGCCATTCATTTTTTCCGGTGGAAGATTTTCCTTCAAAGGTCACATTCATGACAAGTCAGATTGTATCGCCGTTACCTATCTGGATATCAAACGGATTCAAGTCGAACTCATGCGTGATGTTGGTATCATCCTGCTGCGACTCAAGACAGTCCTCCGTAAAGATACATCCTTTGAGTGTCACCGTTGTGGTCGTCCAGTCATCACTGGCCATGGGGTTGGCAAAGCTGATGATCAGGTCGAACTCACCGATTTCGAGCAACGAGCCATAGACTGAACGCAACAATTGTTGCGTGGCATAGTCCATTGTGATACTCGCCGTATAGGTAATGTTTCCGAATCCGCGGCTGACAGGTTTTCCACCCATGCCATAGTTACTTTCCACCTTACGTTTTTTCGACCATTTGATAGCGGACACACCTTCAAGGGTCGTGGATCCCTCGTCAATTCCCAGGGCGGTCGATGACAGGGTTATCATAGACCATGAATATGCCACATTATTAATTATTGCCATTTTCTATGATTTGTTTGCGGTTAATGAAAGTCCTTCCTCTACATAAATCTCCACAGCCACCCCGACAGGCACAAGGACATAGGAGATGCGGAGCGTATCGTCCACCAGTACATTCTGGTTCGGATCGATAGTGACAGCATATCCTGAAATTTCCTGTGCCGCCTGCATCTTGGCCAATATATCCCCGATGAGTGTTTTGAATGCGGTGATCTTCGACGGGGCAAGGAACCCGGTTGAAGGATTGACCATCAGCGGGGAATTCACATACGGCAACAGTGCGGCACGCACGGCTCGGCGGCTCTTGTTGATAGTACGGTTCCTTGCGATAGTGCGGAAATCACCCGTTGAGCAGGTCTGGTCCTTTGAAATATAAATACCGTTCTCACGGCCGGCGTACTTGATGGGGAAAATATAGCCCTTGTCATCAAGTTCGTCAAGCAGTGACGGGGACAACGACTCATACCGGTTCAGGCTGATAAAATGTTCCTCCGCCTCGTCAAGGCTGATATCACCGAACCCCAGCTCTATCTCCTGAAAATCATCCGTGAAGAGGTTGAACTGTTTGACCCATGCTATGGATTCATGGACGTTCGCCTTGGCAATGGCACCCATGACCGCGCCCAAGAATCCTACCGGTGTGTGATTCTTGTTGCGCATCTGCATCGTGGAGATCTTTTCGTGATGCGCCTGGCCGAATATACAGCTGATACGACTTGATTCACAGATACATGACGGTATTCTATTCAAGTCAATCTGACGTCCCTCAGTCGTGTCCGCCCCTGTATTGGATGGATTGGCGGAGAGTATGAGTGACAGGGGCTGGTTCTGTCCGGCAAGCCCTACAGCCACATCATTAAGCCCCTTTACCAGGTTGAGATTGTACTCTCCGGAAGTCCCGTTCGCTTTCCACAGCGGTTGTTCCGTCCAAATTCCCATCTGGTTGATCATGCCTCCGGCGGCACGCTGCATGATTTCGAGTGCGTCCCAGTTTGCAGAACAGTCAGCAAACATCACATAGAGTTTTCCTGAACCGTTCAGATTGCCTGACATCCGGAAAAACTCACGGATATGGTAGGCAGGAATACCATGTAGAAAATTGACGTTCATCTCCTCCTCGTCGGTAGCCTCCACACGCTCAACAATACCGAAATCCTTAACGGCGGACTTGAATGAGGTGATGTAGCATACATCTCCCGGGTTAAGCTTCGTTTCATTGGTTTTGCCATACCCTTCCGTAAAGAGTGTGGGTTGGAGGGAAATATCAAACAATAATCCCGTCACCTTCTCGTTGGAAGAACCGGTCTCGTAAGGGATATTGCCGTCCACATCCTTGATAAAGACATTGCCGAGTGCCATTATGGTTTTGTTTTAAGTTCGTTATAAAAAGGGTTTTTGTAAAGTACAGCCCCGCCTCTGACAGTTGCCGCCGTGTCCGGAGTGTAGGTTCCACCATGCCTGTCGATATACAGGGACGGATATGCAGGGAATTTTTCCAAAAGGGCCAGTATATACGGGTCTGCCGCCTCGTCCTCCGTATTCCCTGTATTCTCAGCCGGGACGGGCCGTTTGTCTTCAACCGTAGCGGATATTTTCTCGGACGTTTCCGGTATTGCTTCCGCCGGAAGTTCCGGTGCGGCAACCTTGTTGCCTTCTTTTTGAGGTCCCTCCTCCGTATTTATTTTTTTTGCCATAACAGTGGAATAAAAATGGGGAACGGGGCTCTGACCTCCGCTCCCCGGGTGGATATTGAAAAATGAAGAAAGGTGTGTTATTCGCTCTTTTTGTAGGCGGTATGCACCACGATCTCCGCGGGACGGACAATGTTCACGTCCATTTTCATGCGCATCTGGAAAAAGAACAGTTCGGAGTTGGCCTGCAACCGGTCAATTTTCAGAATATCCGTATCGTTGGCATAATCCACCCCCATCCAAAGATTGGAGTCCATCCCGGTGGAAAACTCGCCGAGCACCATCGTATGTTCGGGAATTCCCACGATCGGGATAATCCTCTTGCCTTTAAAGCGATAGCGGTTGACCTCGGTATTTTCGGAGTATTTGACCTGTTTGTCCGAGATATACTGGTCATACGCGTCCCAAGCATCCCATCCTACCACAAAGGCCAAGGATGTCTTCTTGCGGATTTGTTTGGGACATTTTTTCCACATCGCATAAAGAGCCGCTTCCACCGCCGCACCGTCCGTCAACTCGGTCGTTCCCGAAACGATACACTGTCCGCCGGCAACTACCTGCGTGTCCGTAGAGCTTACATTGTCGAGGATGCGTTTGACAACACCGTCAAAAAACTTCTCCTTGTTGGCACCAATTTTCGTACAGCCTTCCGGTGCGGTAATTTTTGCTGCCGTATCTCCGCCACGTGCGGAGGTCCATATGGCATTACCGATGTATTCGTTTTTTTTGTCCATGAGCAAGCGAAGCATCGTGGCTTGGATTTTCGGGTCAAGTTCCCGGAATACAAGACTGCCCTCCGGTTGTGCGAAACGCCAGTACTTTTCATAGTCCCTGGGATTGAATTCAAGGTAAACCATAAAATCGGAGGGCTCAAGATACCGTTCGGTGAACTGGTACTCGTTCGAGCCGTCATCCCCTTTGGAACCGTGAATGGGCTGTGGGGTCGGCACATTGTCCTGAATGATATTGCCCAGCTTGATGGCAGGGAGTGTATAACGGTGCTGGATGCCCGTCTTGATATGGATCAGTCCTTCACGAACCATATCATTACCCTGCACGGTATAGGTCAGCAGGTCCTCAAGAACCTCGCCGCTATATCCATTTTGAAGAAAATTTACTGTATCGGCCATTGTCGTTTTAAGTTTTTCCGTTGAAATGTGAAACTCGGCCGACTGGCGGATACTTGTGTTTCCGCGCGAGGCCCTGCGGCCTCCGGCATGTCAATTAAGATCGGATGTCTGCCTGTCAGAGTTTGCGGAACTTAAAATCCGCACCGACTACCTCGGCCACCTTCTCGGCCATCATCTGCTCGGCCGTCTTGGTCGCCTCCGCCGTGGCCTGGATGTTGGCCGGGTCATTGGCGATTTCTTTGGAGATGATCTCACGCGCGGGGATGGAAGCCAGTGTTTTTTCCGCCAACTCGAAGTTGGCCTCCGCCATCTCCACCCATTGCGCTTTTGCCTCACGGTCAATCTTGCCTTCGCCAATGGCGTTTTCCACCAGCGTTTCGATGCGGGATGTCCTCTCGTCCTTCTCCTTTTGTTCGTAAGTGGAAAGACGTGCCGTGGCAGCGGACAGATCCTTCTGCAAGTTCCGGATTGCAGCATCCTTACCGGCTATGACCGTTTGTGCGTCACTCAGGGCTTTCTGCACCTCTTTGTATTTAGGTTCCATCGCTGCCAGTTCGGAGATACGGGCCATTACGTCCTTGACTTCTCCGTCCTTCATGCCCAGCGAGGCGGCAATCGCCCCGTACTCAAAACCTTGTGTCTTGTTTTCGTTTGCCATATCGTTTTCTGTTTCTGTAAGAGTAGGAAAAATATCCTCAAAAGGTTTATTCCCCTCACTGACGCGGTCCATCAACTCCTGAATGGCCGCCGTGTCCGCCAGTCCGGCAATCTCGTCATGTACTTTGCGACAGAGCTGCTTCGATGTACGAATAATGTTCTCTGATGGAATGATGCCCGCTTTTACGGCAGCCTGCGCATCAAAATAAGTCCCGTCCTTGCCGGCCAGCCCGTCCATAATGGCGCGCACATGCTCCTTGGTCAAACCGAACCTTTTCCGATAAATCGTTTCTATCTGCCTGGTGAAAGCCAACAGCATGTCCGAAGGCTCTTCCCCGTCATTGTCCGGCAGTATAGGATTATGGATCATTAAAATGGCGTAGTCCCGCATAAGGGAACGTTTGCCCGCAGCCCAGATAATGGAAGCCATTGACGCCGCCACGCCCTCGATGACACATTCTGTGTCCACTTTGGCATTGGCGATGGTGGAATAAGTGGACATGCCGTAAAGGACACTGCCACCTTCCGAATTGATTAACACGCGGATACAGGATGGACGGATAATATTTTCAAGAAAGTCGAACTCGTCATTGAACCGGGAGGTGGTTTCTTCCGTTACGCGGCCGAAGAAACGGATAACGGCAGGTTCACCCGTTTTTGCTTCACCCACCACATATTGCAATTCTTCTGTACTCATGTTTTTCTTTTTATGGAAGAGTAGGCGTTAGACAAGATTATGGGTTAAAAACAGTTCCGGACGGGCTGTCCACCTGCACGCCACGCAACTTTAAGATCATTTTACAAGACATTTGGATATGGTAGCGGGACTTACTTCCCGGAATAATGACATTTAATCGAAAAATGACCATGCATTGTTTGAACGGACGAAGCGCCGGACCACCCCTTCGGATACCCATGCCGTGAATGTGCAAAGCCCCACCATCAAATGCCGGAAATCTCATCCTTGTTTCCGCCATGTACGCCTGTTTCCACCGCCTGACTGAATCCGGTCACCTTATCATAGCCCGGTTCAGGGTGATAGCCGTGTCCGCCGCCGTCATGCTGCGGCGCATCGCCATGCTGCGTGAAAGGCGGCATGACCAGATAGCGCTTTACCCAGTCCCTGTATTTCCATGCGGAAGACTCCCGGAACCATACCTCATAGTCCACCCAATACGCCTGGAGCATATTAGTGGTGGTCGGCATGTCAAAATAGGTCAGGTTACACCGTTCGTTAAGGGCGGGTTCCCTGTTCTTGGCGTCCTGAATAGCCACGTTCAGCCTCTGGAATACGATGAATGACTCGCACTCCCTATCCTCGTCCCCGTTGTTGAGCGTATTAAGAATGAAGCGTACACGCATGGTGGCGCGCCCCTCGCCGATTCTCTGCTGTTGCACCAGGTATCTCACGTTGACGAAATGGATAAAGACGGCCGGAAAAACGGTCTCATATTCCGTGTTTTCCCCGCGTACGATACGGGCGAACTGTCCGTTGTCAATGGCTATGGTCTTGAAAAAGGGAGGTGAGAGCGGATCGTCCGGGTCCTCTTTTATGGTCTGTATGGCCCGCTTCACGGCCTGATACATGTTCACAAACGGATTTTCGGACACTTCTTCCGGCAGGCTTTCCTGCACGGGAGCCGGTTGATGCGGTTGTCCTACGGAATGCTTGTCCTTTATCATACGCCCGGGAATCCTTTAAAAATCATATCCATAAAATTATCAGCGATGTAATCCTTTATCTTCGGGGAGAAACCTATGAACTGGCGGTGTACGGGACGCCGTGAAGAATGCTGGTTTACGGTGTACAGACCAAATTTCGGGTCGGTATTGTGTACGGCGGCATAGTGCCCGTAGCGGTTCTTGCTGCGTCCCCGTTTGCCCTTAATCGGAATGCTCTTCTCGGTAGTCCATATCGAGTAGCGGGCCCCTTTACGGAATATCCGGCTGCCGTCGCTGCGCCGCCCCCTGATATCGGTCCTGTCCGCTTCTCCCTTGATACCTGCGGCAAGAGTTCCCGTGTCATTCATGACCGGATGTGTAAACTTCCGCCCCCAACGGGAGGTACGTGGCGTCCATGTGCCGCCGCAGAAACCTCCCGAGGGAAAGGAGGCAAGAAACTGCCGCCGGCTGTACTGTCCGGCCTCGGTGGCAAAATCAAACGTGTTACCTGCCAGACGGCTGGGCAGGAACGGATCCCAGCCTCCCTTTCCTCTTTCCCTCACCCAATGGGCGCAAAATTCATCGAGTGTTATCTTTTGCATGAAATTTTTCTTTTATCCGTTTTACAATTTTGGTCATGTGCTCCGGCAGCGGCATGTCGAAATAGCGGTGTGCCCTGGAAAAAATGCGTCCACCCGTGGCCAGACTCTCCCGGAAGACAGGATCGATCCTCTTCCTGTAATTTTCCGGAACGGGCAGTGCAGCCCGTACCGCGGCGAACCCGTCCGCTACCAGAAAACAACGGCATCCCCACTCAATGGGCGGTATCAACTCCGGCGGGAATTCCGATTTGCGGTACGAGAGCCCCTCGAGGGACAGATGCCACGCCCGCACCCGTTCGTCTCCCTGCGTCATATAGGTCAGCACCGTGTCCGTATCCACCGTGAGCCACCATGCCGCCATCGAAGCGGCGAAAAGCACCTGGCTGTTCTCTCTCTCCGCATAAATAAAGTTATACCGGCGGCATATCTCCTCGTATGTCTCCATATCCCGTTCATCCACTGTCCCAGGTATATCCTTGAACATCGCATACTCTTCGGCCGCCGCAAAATCAACCAGGTTGTCTATGGCAGCGATGAGAATGTCACGCTGCAGCCGCTCTCTCTCCGTCGTAAAGTCATTATGGTTTCTCAGAATCTCCAATGCACGGTCCAGGTCAATACGTAAACCTGTCAACGCTTTGTCTATCAGGAAAGAAGCACGCAAAGTGATGATGTCCTCCATAATATCGAGGCGTTCGGCACTGTTTTCGTAGTGGAGAATGAACCTGCGGAATGCCTCAAATATGACACGGTACTCCTTTTCCGTACCGGATTCCTGAGAAGCGGACGCCCTGACGGCTCCATATGGAACACCGTTTGGGAACGGAAGCCGGGCCATCACTCCGTTCCCCGCAAAAAATTTTCAACCTTACTCCCCCGGGGATGCCCGTAACGTCGGAAATACTCTTCGTCTGACATGATACCGCGGTCGTTATGGCCGGGAATGTACCGGCCGCCATCCGCTTCAAGCCCCATAACCGGGATGGCATTAAGCTGCTTGCCCACATTGATTCCGAACTCCTTCTCGATTTCGTCAGCCGCAACCTCGTATTTTTCTGTAATGAGCGAATAGAGCCTGATACGGTCCTCGTTATTCATCTCTATCCGGTTTGAATACCTGAATTCCAGTCCTGCAGGAATATATCCGATGGCTACCAGCCGGGGGATTATCTCCTCATTCATGACATTCTCGATATATCTGCGGTAAACCTCGATACGGTCACGGAAAATGTCCTGATGCGCCTTTGTAGAACCCACATACGACTGCATCCCTCCGGCCATGGACTCGGAACCGAGCACAAGGTTGGCAACCTCCTTGTTGACAAAGTCAATCAGTCCGGTATATATCTTTTCCGAATTGGACATGGTGAAGGTCTTGATGTCCACCTCATCCTCGATGCCGGTGACCACGACCTTGTTCTGCGCCGCATTGGCTATTTCACCGGCCAGCCGTTTGCGGTCGGCATTGCTCTCACTGACCGTCTTTCCATGAATGATCGGTTGTCCGTAGGTGTGGGAGAAGTTAACATAATTGGCCACCGTGAACTTTTTGGCGAGTATCAATGGCGTTGTGGCAGAAAAAAGCCCAAGGTCACCCGAGGTTACCAGCACATAACAACGGTGGTAGGCCGGATTGCGCAAATCCCAATGAGGCTCCCATAGCCCCTGCCTTTTCAGTACAACTCTCTGGTCCGGTAGTACATTGCGCCGTTCGATGATGTTGACTTCCGCCAACCTGCCTGTTCCGGAATCAACATACGGCATGATTTCGAGTAAAGTATACCCGTAAAGCTTGGCTTCCACGATACCCTTGATTATCTTGTCAAATTGCGAGCCCTGTATCTTTTGCGAGTTCACCACGTCTTTGGTATATTTCCCTTTCCCGTTCACATGCGCAAGCATATAACGGTCGCCGAGTATCTGGCTCTCCAAAGTTTCAACCACCGACCGTATATGCGCATCCTGCTGCAGGCAGGCCTCGTACAAGTCAATGAGCCTGGCACGGTCATCAAGGATGTATCCTGAGCTTATATCCTGGCGGCATGAACGGTAGCGGTTGTTACGTTCGATTTCGCGGACATACTCCTGAATGGTTTTCTTGGAAGTCCTGAATATGCTCTCCAAAAGTTCCCCGTTGAATGAATTGTCCGATGTCACCATATTTTTTTGCTTTTTTACCTAAAGAGTAGAGAGCAGGCGGGAGAGAAGTTTTGTACAAAAAAAAGTATATGAAAAACAGGCTTCTTAATGCTTGATTTGCAAAACGAAATAACACAACCAAATATATAGATATTTCGATTTGAATTTTCTGTAAATTGCTTATTATCAACGATGATTAATTAAATAAAAACGAAAAACACTCTTATTTTTTTTGTGATATTTCACCATAAAAAGATATATATTTGCACAATGTTAAATACAAATTTGAAAACAATGGAAAAAAGAACATGAAAGAAGAAAAGATTCCCTGCCGGACAGTCCGGTACAGGGAATTCCCCGATTTGCTTTTTGGAACGTCACAGGAGGACGGACCGGTCTATTTCGACGCAACACATTTTATCCGGGCCCGAGGAGACGCACACCGGCACAACGTCCGTGACTTCCGCGCCTCTTTCCATCATTGGATAACAGCGCTGACGGATGTTTACGGAATAGACAAGGAAAACATGGTTATCCGTGACGAGGCGTCGGGACATCTGTTAATTGATGAATGTCTGGCTCTATTATTTGTCGTTTACATCGATCCTGCATTCGGTGCCTACCTTCTGGAGCGCATGTCCGAATTGCTGTCCGGTGGATTTACCGTTTCAGACACTTGGCTGGTACAGACTGCCGGCCTTAGATTTACAAAGGAGGAATTAACGCAAATATTAGGACAACATGAGACGTAGTACATTTAAACGGCCAAAAATGGTGCTCATTTTCAACGGGGCACAGGTTCTTGTCGCCATTACGCGCTCGCTACATAGTGCGGCGGAACTGACAAAAGGCAACTTGCAAGCCATTTCATTTTGTTGCACGGGCAAGTACGTATGCAGCGGCGGGCTCTATTTCAGACATCTGCATCCGGATGTCGAGATCGAACTGTCCGACCTTGGCACGCTGATGCTGAAGGATTATGATGCCCTTTGCGGTGAGAAACGTACATACTATCCGGTGCGCAAAATGGCCCACAAGCGGGCCTTGCTTGAGAATAAACGTAAATCTGACAACAAAAAGAAAGGAGGAAATGATTATGAGAGAGAATAGGAACATTCCGTTTCGGGACTGGAACATACGGGTTTCCCGAAACCACAGCGGCCATCTGCACATCTGTGCCATGGACGTATGTAACATACTTAAACGGAGCGAGTTGCTTGAAGACGGGGCCATCGCCCGTATCTGCCCGACGGCATTGAGGATCAGTTTCCGGAAGAACGGACGGGAGCAGTGGAGTTTCCGACCCATCGATATGCGTAGGCTTTTGCGGACGGTGCGCAAGGAGACTATTATACCCCGCGACATGCTCGACGAGCTGGAGGCATGGGGCAACCAACTTCTGGAACTGGAGTCTGATGATCTGCACTCCGCGGTCCAGAATGACATAATCCTTCATTTCATGGAAGGGTTTCCTGTCACATTCCGGCGCGTCGGTGACAAGTTGATGGTCAACGCCACACAGATCACGATGCATTTCGGGAAGATTCCATCCGAGTGGCTCCGCATTGCCTCTACAGATATGCTCCGCAGGGAGATGGCGGGTAACGGACGTACCGGAAAGTATGAGTCGCAAATCTTCACCACGCGTGGACGTGGACATGGGGCGACCTGGCTGGAATCCCCCCTTATCATACCGTTGGCTCGGTGGGTCGCACCGGAAGACCTGTCCCTGGCGGAATGGTGTGGTGAAGCTATCGAAAAGCTGTCCATGAAACGCCCGACGACTGCCATTCGTGAATATCCGAAGTCGGCACCCCCCAATATGCCTTGCCTGGATTGTCCCATGCCGCAAGATATGGAGGCAGCAAAGGAACTGATCCGGGAACTACGGAAAGTGGTGCACGACTCCATGCCCAAAATTGTCTTCTACGAGGAGTTCATCGAGAACAGGGACTGGTTCAAGAGCACACGTATCGCCGACGAGCTCGGTATTTCCCCGCGACAGCTGCATCAGTTTCTTGCCGAGGAAGGAATCTGCAAGTACGAAAAACGGCAGTGGGTGGTCTTCCCCTCCTGCCGGGCATGGCAATGTGATGTCCCCTACACATGGGAGAACAGCCGGGGAAAGGTATATACCTTCGGTTCGACAAAACGTTGGACGCAGGCCGGCCGTGAATGTATCATAGAGTTATGGCGGAAAAAGAATCCGGAATACCATTTACCGGGCGCATAACGATGGAGACAGCATTACAGCGAATAATCCGCAAGACAGGAAGGCGTCTGGTGGAATGCCGCTGTCCGCTATGCAGGCAGCAATGCCACACCCTGTGCCTTGGTACGCCGGAAGATATCCTGCGGCTACTGAAAGCCGGATATAAGGAGAGGCTGACACCCACCGGATGGGCTGTGGGATTGTTATATGGAAAAACTCCGGGCATTGTACCAATGGTACAGGCCAGGCAGGAAGCCGGAAGATGTACATTTTTCCGGGACGGCTTATGCGGGCTGCACTCTATCGGACTCAAACCTACGGAAGGAAGACTGTCATATCACACCATCACAAAGGAGAACCTGAAATTCAGCAAATCGCTCTCCTGGAACGTGCCCAGGGAGTGGCTGGACGAACGGAATGCCGGTACGATACGGGAGATCTGCCGGCTGATGGAGATATAGTCGGGAGACGGCTCCGTGAATGAGGCTAAAATATAACCCGTTAATTCCTCCGCGCCGATTTCATGGCCGTCTCTTATTAATTCATATCAATTGAAAACAATTTGCACCAGTCATGGCTATCCTTACCATGAAACCAAATAAAAGCAATGATATGGAATTAAAAAGCAGAATGACCGTCGAGGAGATGGCGGCACACCTGACGGAACATACCGGCAAGTTCGCCAACCGGGTTTCCGTGGGACGTTATGCCAAGAAACTGGGTTACTCCGTGTATAAACCGATGCGAAATGGCAAAATATGCCACTTCTATGTCAATCCCGCAATAAGGGATGATGAAGCGGGAAATTCACAAACGGACGTTTCCGGGAAATAGCGCGCCATGAAAGAAGATAATGAAAAAAAAGTGGTGGTGATACCGTTTCTGAAATGCTTCAGCGGACTGGTGGGAGCATTTCCACCGGAAGAGGTCATATTCATGATGTACATGGCGGACCGCACACGTCTGCGGGAGAAGGGATATGATACTTTGCGTAGTAAACGATATCATATGGAGAGTATGGAGATCGGTTCGCGCCTTTTTGATAAATGCGTGAAGAAGGCAACATGCATGGGATTGATTAAACGGGTTCCGCTTGGCGGAATGTATGACTATCTCTGGGATATGTGCGCTTATGACAGACTCGTGAAAATACTGGCGGAACTGAAAACATCCTTTTGTACCAAGGCATTCTGCCGGCAGGTGTTTGAGGTGGAAAAAAGAACAGTGATGTCCGTCTCTGACAAGGAGGTTTACCTCTGGAAGGAGAACGGGCAAAAGTACGGAACATGTCCGCCTTGAAAGGAGGCACATGAAAGAATAACAGACGGTATCATTGCATGCCGTCTGTTTTTTCATGTCCGTAGCCATATGCGCCAAACAACAGATGTCTATTTTGAAATAAAATATGGCGGCAGGGGGGGAAGACCCCGCAGCCACCGACGTTTTACTTTTGAAAGCAATACAAATGTACCGGATAACTGAGACGAGGGGTGTTACAAATGTAGCAACAATACTATAAGCAGTATTATACAAGAAGAAGATGGTAGATGTACTTTTTTCTTTGGAGCAAAGAAAAAAGATACCAAAAAAGAAACAAATAGATAGCAGACGGCATCGCCGTCTGTTTTTGTTTTTATAAGGGAAAGAACAAAAAAAGAAAGGGCTACTTCCCTTTCAGATTCCTAAAGGAGAGAACGATAAAATAATATTCTACCCCTGCTGCCATGTTTATCTCCTGACATCCTTGCCCCGGTTCAGCTTGACGATGGAACGTACACAGTCACACACCAGTTCGGCATCCTTACGTTCCCTGAAATAGTTTCCACATTCCAGTCGCTTTCTGTCTGACGGCCGGCTGCTGTCCCTGCATTCACAGATTTCCAGGACATCATTCAGGTAATAGTATTTCCCTCCACGATTAATATGCATTTCCAGCGGTTCAAGGCGTTTCAGCCGTCCGTTCCACACAATCCCTTCCCTGTGTAACGCAGCGGCAAACCGGCTGCGGGCACTGGTTCCTATCGGGGTAATCTGCCAATTCTCCGCAATGCCGATTTCCTCATGCAGTGAATGACGCAGGGTGCCGTCCTCCTCCATCAGGCAATACAGCACAAGATTTCCTTTCCTGTCAATCTCCTTGAACGCCCCCAATATGACATGCCCGTCCAAAAGACTCACTTTCACCTGCTGCCCGTCTTTGGGTATGTACATGGATTCTGACAATGCGCCTTTGCGCCTGTCCCATACCAGATGCCGTTTGTTCAACAGACGCTGTACCTCAATCTTCTGTTCCGTATCCGCTTCCCGGCAGTCTTTCAAGGGCATTACGACATCGTCCGTAAGAAGTTGTTTGTCCGCAGTCACCCTGACCGGGACTGAAATACACTCGCCGGAAACATCACCCACAAGTCCCGTCTCCAATGTTGTCTCATTGAACACGACCAACCCCTTGCTTATGCAGAGTTTGCCCGGAATATTCCTGATATTCTTTCTATGATATGGTTTCATTATTCATCCTTTTCTTCGCTTCCTTCCTGTAACATTCGAAAGCCATATTTTATACATAAGAGAAAAATTATGGCAAATATACACAAATCCAGCAAAAAATACAGGCGTTTAATTACCAATTCTCAGTATTCTTATACAAAATCACAAAAAACATACAAAAAAGTCAAAACTCGTACATATGCATTTCCGTATATATTCTATATGTTTAACAAATAGGCTGTAACATCGTACTCCCTATCGGTGAAAATCCCATCTTAACATACTGCTTTACAGGATTCAACAAGCCGTTTTTTACCGGTAAAACCAAGAATATGTACCAAAGGGAGGAGTACTTTGGGACTATATATTTATATCCCCATTTCCGGTGTTCCCCAAAGTCGGTCTTACCTGCAAGAAACGAAAATCTTCTGAAAGTCTGTATATCCATGAAAACCGGAAGTATGTGTATCTGTGGCCTGGAAATGTCTTATAAACGCAGGAATAACAGTTATGATTGTATTTAAATCCACTGTAAGTCCATGTCCCGTTACTATATATTTTTTGACGTCTACTTACAATTTTATGACAGGGCCCCATATTTGGCCGTTTTAAAAAACGGGATTTGGAAAAATGCCCCGAGGATAGAAATCGAATCCGCACCTTGGAGTACACCCACCCGGTTCTTTTTAAAATTGTTATTTTATTGATTTATAATAAGTTACTTGTCTTACTTTTATATAAAGTAAACATAAAACAGACTTTTTTTTATTATTAGTTACAAAATGAAAGCAATATATATTTTTTCATTCTGTTTTTATCTAATTTGGATATTTATTCAGACCTATACCATTGATAATTAAATATATAGTAAAACTTTCATTTTAATATACATATAGAAACGGGCTTTTTTCGTTTTTTGCAATGAAAAAATTTTTTTTCGCAAAAGCTATTATTTTATATATTATTGATATTCAATGGTTTAATAATTCTCTTCGCGCGTATGCGTACCATATTTGCAAAAGGGGTGTTTTTGAAACAATCTAAAAAAAAATTCTCAAAAAGTTTTGCAGTTCTGAAAAACAGTTTTATAATAGTCATGTACTCGAAAGCCAAACAAACGGCAAACAAGTACGGAGAAAAAAAGAAAAAAAATAGATAACTAAAAAACAGATTTAAAAAACAGAAAAACAAAGACCGCCAAGAGCGAGAAACAAAAAGCCTTTTTTGTGGGAAACCTATTTTTGAGGCTTGGAAAATCAAAAATTCGCTTGTTCGCTTTGGAGCGATTAAATAGGGTGTTAAATAACCACACCGAGCAAGACTACAAACCAATGTAGCAAGTTGGAACGGCTAAAAACGTGTTTTTAGACCGCATACACAAAGCACGCAAATTTGGGAGTGCAAGTTGTATGAAAAAGGACGTGTAAGAATAATGCCATAATTGCGCCCAGTGCGCTCGGAATAAAATGCACGATAGCGGTAAAAACTATCCGTATAGAGGACGCCGGTAAATGTATATGCCAATGCTATGCGCAATACCCGGCTCGGCAAAACGCCTAAATGCCTCACCTTAAAGTTATCTGCCGGATTGGAAAAGATCCGGGACGTGCCAAAGAAACGTCTTGTCGAAATTGGAGTAAGCGAGCGTTTGCCATGATGCGAAGTTACAGATATTTGTCATTTAACATTGCAAATATAGTATTTTTTTGCGAGCAAACTATAGGGCACGTTAAGAAAGTTGCGGAAATGAATTAAAACCCGCGCATGTAGGGTGAAATACATGGGCGGGTTATGGGCACGTGGCAATGGCTGCCACATTTCGCAGCAATGTGAGATTTCCGGTTCGATTCCGGAAGTGCTCGCAATACGCACTTTTGCGTAGTAACTAATACTTTATCATTATGGCAACAAGCAGATTAAATTCAGAAGAGTTTGTAAATTTGGTGAACGGGTTGAAAGGCGTGATCCTTGTGTATAAAAGTACAGACCGTGACGGCAATGAAAAAGAAACCGCCCAACAGTTCTTCGGTGCGGATTATGAACCGAAAGACAAGACGCAGGATGAAATTTTCCGTGTGTGGAAAAATGTGGTGATGACTTTCTGGGCTGTCAAAGCCGAAGAAATCAAATTGCGTGAGGCGAACGACGGCATCCGCTCGAAACTCCGTGCCACAACTCCGTGTGCCGTCATCTTCCGCACCGAAAAGGGTGAAACGGTGAAACGCTTCGACTTGGAAGAGTCCGTATGGGCAAAAATCGGTCTTGTACCGACCAAAAAGGACTTTGAACGCACGGCACGTGACTACAAGAAAGCTATCCACGCCGCCGCAAAAGCGTCCTTTGATGCGCTTGGTTTCCGTGTGGCGCTGCCAAGAGAAGCGGAACAACCGGTACCACAACCTGCCGAAGTCCCGGCAGCAGTGACCGTAGAAACGACTGCCGGAACCGTGGCGGAACAGGCGGGCGCCAAAAGCAAGGGCAAAGGCAGAAACAAAGGCAGAAACAAAGCAACCGAACAACCGGCTGCCGGACAGTCCCAAGAACAGCCTGCTGAAGTAACCGCTGAAACAACCGCCGGAGCTGTTTCCGAACAGGCGGCAGGACAACAACCTGCCACTGATATGAAAACTGCCGCCTGATTCATTGGAATTTCCGGTGAATTGCAGGTAACATGCCCGCATTGTATGGCAATGTGCCGACTTTGCGGGCTTTTTCCGTCCAACTGTCTACATATCACTGTATGCCAATGGTATATCCTGCAACAAAGTGGTTTGTGAGAGTAAAGATGTTGCTATTTGCCGTATCACCGCCATTGTTATACAGCGTGGCACATCCGGGCAAACACTTGCGGTCAAAATGCCGCCATCAGCATAACTCCCGTTTTACAGGGAGATGCCGGATTAAATTCACGGGTGCTTCAGGTCCTGGCTGAAAACGGGTTCGACTCCCGTACACCCACACTTCCAATTTAATTTCCACAATTTACTTCTTTGCGTCGTGAGATGCCGTTCCCACCCCCGACATAACACGGTTGACGTAGTGCAGCAGGGCTGCCTTCAAATCACCCTTCACTGGGTGAGCTACGTCCCGCTGTTATCCCCAGTTTGGAACGTGAGGTAAAAGGAAACACCGAAAAACAGATAACTTATAATATATTTCAACATGGTAGAGATATTTTCCACAGACCGTACCATGAGTCTGGGCTGCTTTGTAAATTTCAAGGCTGCCAAAGGTACACTCAGCGGGCTTGCCGATGCCGGGATACTCAGCGAAAAACCGGCTGTCATGGTGTGCAGCTACAAGAATGACGAACCGCAACAGGAATATGTCGCAACTTATTCCGGCGGGAAATGGCATACGCCACGGATACCCAAAGTTCTCCATGCCGTCGAAAACAGGACAAAAAGACGCCACAGGAAACGTTTGCGCAAAGAATACCCGACTCCGGAACACTGCTTCCGTGAAGGGTTTCCTGACTGGATGAACAGGTCATACCCGGTGCCATATGCTGACAATCTCAGAAGTTGCAACCGGAAATGCCGGATACATGCGGTATAATGCAATAATCAAAACAAGACATAATCACATGAGAACATTAGCAGATGTAAAAAGAAAAATGGAACTCGGTTCCAACTGGCACTGCGTCAGGCTGTCCGGAGGCAACGAGGATATGGGCGTACGTGAGGTCGGCAAAGTACAGGGCAATGCCGTGGCTTTCCTCAGCGGTGGGAAACTCTCGTGGCTCTGGTGGCCAAAAGCAAAGGACGTGCAGGTACAAGGCAACTCGTTTACCATATTCCGAAACGGGAAGCCGGCACTTCGGTACACCCTTGTGGAACAGGCGCCACAGACAGTCAGTACAAAATAATATGAATTAATAACAACCATGGGGGCGGAATGCCCCTATGCTTTTACAAACAGGAGAAAAAAAAGAATGGCAAAAATAACGGAAAAACAAACAGGAGAACCATGGGAACAAACAACTTATCCACCCACCGGCGTGGTGTGATCCTGCGCGGTATCTGCGGCGGAGCCGCATTGAAAGACAAGTCACCGCAGATTTCAGAAGACAATACCGTCATAACCTGTGGTGCAGAACTCAGTATCTGGGATATCTGTGCCATATCGAGCGATGCCGAAGCCTTCGGGCTGCAGGTCAAGTTCGGTTATGACGGACATACGAGAATCACTTTTACCCCTAAAGAACAACCGGAATGAAATCATATTACTACATGGACTGCCTGCACCGTGAAATCTTCCTTGAAGAGGAGGATATTCAGGCCGTGCCGGAATCAGGCAGGGCTGACGAAGCCTGTTCCGCCATTGCCGGGAAGCCGTATGTCGTGGAGCAGTTCATGGCGGACTCTTTCCGGACCCTCAAAGACGCGGCCAGCCATCTGTGCGATTCCCCCGATGTTAAAAGCCGCCACGACGCTCTGATGTATATCGTGTGGACGGCGGCACTGGACATAAGGGAACGGCGGACCCTGCGCCATGGCGAAGCCGCCGTCAAGGTAACCCGTGAAGACGGTTTCGTGTGGCTGCTTGTACCGGCGGAAAATGCCCGGAAGCTATGGGAGGCGGATGTCTTTGCCCTGTACAGGCTTTATGCCGATGATTCGGAATCCCTGATCGAAAGCGAGGCGGAGCTGGAATCGACCATCGAGGGCGGATACCAGATAGGTATCGAGGTGGGGTTCGCCTCCGTAATGGGCCATGCTGCCCGGATAAAGCAACAATAAAAATCGGAAACAATCAAATAATCAAGAAGAAAGGTATGGAAACAACATTATTGACAAAGGAAAATGCCCACCGTGTGACCATGGTGCGGCGTGTGGATGCCCCGGAAAGCGAGCCGGTGGCGTTTCTTTTCAGGGGAAAGAGATACGGGTATTGCAGCTATTCCCACCTTGTCGGGAATCCGGGCGGGGAAGAAATCCTCGCCCCGGCGAATTTCAAGGACTGGGAGGTTGTGGAAGTGGCGCATCCGGGTTATCTGGAAGAATACTTCCGCTGGGCGTGCGACTCCTATAACCTCACCTCGTTCTCACCCGAAGAGCGGGGCGAAACGGACATCGCCTCGCACGAAAAGGAACTGCATGAGGATTTGCAGTCTATGCCCGAACAGCAGCGGGAACGTTACATGGAAAACTACAAACGCTATTTCTCGGCAATGATTGCCGCCAACAGCCGCTGTGCCAGCGCGATGATCACGGGACCTGCGAGATTCAACACCGCCCGTAACGAAAAGGCCTGCAACAGCCACAACAAGAGCGTTACGGCATTTAGAGAGTGGCGCGAACGTGCCCTCGAAGCGATACGCAAAGCCCTCGAAGCCGCCAAGCCCGAAGAACAGCGTGCCGAAGAGGAATGGCAGAGGGTCAAAGCTGACATCGACGACACGGCCGCCACCATCCGTGGCATTGATACGGGCACATCACGCGGTTATAGCCGCTCCCTTTTCGTCAGCAATCTTGCCGGACGGCTCTCCACATATGCCAACCATGGCAATGTCGAAATAATCGACCGTGCCGTCGCCCGCCTCCGCGAGTGGAACGGCAAGGGCGGGAAACCCGTCGTCACGGAGCGTCATTCCATCTTCAAATACCCCGAGATTGCCCGCAAGGTGCGGGAGAAACAGCAGGAACAGGCCGGTCGTGAGAACCGTGAAATACCGTTTGACGGCGGCAGACTGGTATGGAATTACGGGGAGAACCGACTGCAGATACTTTTCGACGGGAAACCGGACGAGCAGACCCGGACACTGTTGAAAAAGACCGCATTCAAATGGGCGCCGAGCCACCAGGCATGGCAGCGGCAACTGACACTGGCGGCAGAATCCGCCGCACGGCACGTATTGCGTATCGACTTCTAACATACCGGCATCATGAAATACATCATAGATTCACGTTATTTCGACGGGACATGCCTCACGTCGATGTCCGATGACATGCACAGCGACTACGGCGGCGAGACGCTGGAAGCACTGCGCGAAAGGGAGAAGAACCCGTACCTGGTCGCTGTATCACCGGGACGCATGACACTGCTTGTGAAACGTTATACCCGGGCACTATGCAAGCCCTTCCGTGAAATTACGGAGGAACGCTACTACGACCTGTGGGAATGCCTGCCTCCGGCACGCTGGAAAAACGCTCATTTCTTCGTTGGAGAACCTTATTACGGTGACCTGTATCCGTTCTGCTTCCGCTCGCAGGAGCGGTTCTTCATGGCGGAACGTTCCATACGTCTTTCCGACGAGGAACTCTCCCGCCAGATCAGGGAACATGCGGAGAGGCTGAACCGCCGTCCCGCCCTCGTTAAGGGCACGCCGGAGGTACGCTACATGGCATGGTATCGGTCGAACGTGGCCTATATCCCGTACTCGTTCATACTGGACGGGAAAAAACGGTTCTTCCGGAATCTCGCCACACGGACGGGGGTTGAATTTTACGATCGCAGTAATCGGAATGAACTGGCGGCATTGCTGCGGAACCTGCGCGGGAACGATTATGAATACTGCGCTTTCTACTCCCAAAAGAAGGACCTCTTCGAGTTCTTCGACTGGCTGCGACAGAACAAATACACGCTGGAAGTCCAGGGCGACTTGTTCGACTTCGCTCCGGACCGTTCCTATGTGGACTTTCACGGCAACGTGCGTGAGTATTCGGCCGTGTTCCATTACCGCATCTATTCACGCGAGCTTTTCAGCCATATCATTAACCAGCTACGCACCGTGAAACGGTATCACGCGTGGCATAAAAGGAGGGAAACACGATGAAAATCTCAAATGAACCTACCCCATACCTTTTGCTCAAGGCAGGAACTGACAGTGCATGGGATTGCTGCGACTTTGCAATCGTGTACCTGTCAAAAGAGTGGAAACAGACACAGTCCGGCAGGCTGGAAGCCGTCAAGCCATTCAAGGATGACATCAGTTTCCAGTCTTTAAACTTTTATGACATATCGGTTGGTTTTTACCGGCCGGACGAGGACGGGATACTGGGCAGCGAGGACTTGCCGGAAGACAATAACTGGTGCTTCGTGGAACTTACCGAAACGGAACTGAAAAGGTTGGTTCCGCCGGACAATGTGCTGGACAGCCATATTTTGGCGGTATTTGCAAACGGGGAAGCCAGATACCGGGCGTACGGCAAACATACCGACGAGCGATTCTGGACTGAAAAA